TAATTCACCATTAGCAGCCATTAATGCTTCGCCCAATCCTTTTGCAGTTATTGATAATGTACCAGAAGTGTTAGCTGCTGAGAGGAGTTCGGATTGTAGATCTACTGCTTCATTATATGAAATGTTAAGATTTTTTGCTAAAATCCCAGCTTGTTCATCAACACCTTTCATGGCATTAAATATACCAACTACAGCTAATTCTAATAAACGTGTACTAGTAAGGACAGAACCTATTCCTCCATTTAAAACTTGAGATAAAGTTCCAGTTTTATCTATTTTATCAGCTAAACCACTAGCATTTTCTTTTGCAACATCAAGTAAAGATTTTGTTGTTTGTAGGTATCTATTTCTTTCAGCTAACTGATTAGCAATTTGTTGTTGGGTTTTTAATTCTTCTTCTTCAGCCATAAGAAGTTCTTGTTGCTCATTTGTTAATTTACCAGCAAAAATTCTTCTTTTTTCTGAGATTTTTATTAGATTAGTAGAAATTCTTTCTTGCTCCTTGGCAATGTCTTTTTGAGCAATAGCACCTTTAGAAAGTTTAGCAGATAATACAATAAGATTTTCTGTTGACTTTACCGATGATTTAAGATCGGCAGCTAAACCTCGTTGAATAGTTTTACCAACTAAATCAGCAGCACTATTTAAATCCCCAGCACTATCAACAGCTTCTTCAAAAGATGCAATTAATCTGTCCCCAATGCTAGATACAGCATCTAGAACAAATCCTAATTCCTCTTTTACATCTTGTACTTCTTTTTTAGCTTTTCCGTCTCCAAGAGCCATATAAAGTTATTTTATTATAAATATGAAAAAAAGCAACTATTTATAGCTGCTTTTACCTTCATATGCTTTAGATGCTTGTTTAAATTGTGGGGCATTTACTTTACCTTCTGAATCAACAAGAGATGTTTTCCCTGCTGATTGTTCATTTTTAAGAGCGGCTTGTTCTGCTTCATAATAATCATTTATTTCTTTAAATGTAAATTTACGAAGCCAAAGTGGCATGTGATATATAGTAGCATAATCGTATCCACCTTTTCCATGAAAAACTATTTCATGAATTTGCTTAAATATACTTAATCTAATTTGAGGCGCCGTCTCCGAAGTCAGGCCAAAAAAAGCTTAGTCCTATAGGGACTGTTACCTCCTCTCCCGAATCTAGAATTACATTAAGATCCACATCAGGTTGTGTTTGTCTTAAATGGTCTCTAAATGCTCTAGCATCACGTGCTAAAAAATAATTATCAACAAATTCTCTAATGTCTTTAGCATCAGTTTCTCCATTAACCGAAGTTAAAGTATATTTTAATCTTGTAGATGCTTCAGGAGAAGCATTTTTATTAATCTTTTTAAGACCTTTTAATTCCCTTTCAATTTTCTTTTCATCATGTCCATCTAAAATTTTATAAGTAACTTTAGTATCACTATGAGGTAAAGTAAAAGAAAATTCATTTTTACCTTCTAACATCGCAGAACCATCAAATGGTTTATTTTCTAATTCTGATAGGTCAATTTCTTGTACTTTACCATTAATTGTTACTTTATATTCTGATCCATATCCTAGTATACGAGTTGCAATTAAAATTGCATTTTTATCTCCTATAATAAGATCTTTAGTATCAATTTTAGAAATAATTACAGAATCTAAAAGTTTATCTAATACCGTACCATTTTCAATATATGATTGATTAGATAAAATATCTTCTTCCTTAGCGGTCATATATTTAATTTCTACCTTACCACTAGATAGGGGATTGTCTTTAGGATATATTAATCCTTTAGAGGGTAAATCAATTTCTTCTGTTGGGAATTTAAATTCAGCCATAATCTTTATTTAATTAAAACGTTTTTATCGTTAATACATATTAATATAAAAAAAAGCTTGGCCGAAGCCAAGCAATTTTTCAAATTAGGGGTGGGTAAAATTTTTAGAAATTTAATACACAATAATCTGGTTGTACAGTCATTGTAATTTCTTGAGCAGCATTTTCAGTATCCCAATTGAAATCTCCAAATGAAGCTTCTGTAATCATTGCTCCTTTGATAATCCATTCTGATACGATATCACCTACAGGTCCTAGTACATTTATAGTTAAATCTTTCTTGTAGAAATCACTATACCCATCACGACCAGTTACTGATTCGTGGTGTAAACGTACCCATTCCATTACTGATTGTGCACCCGAAGGGGTAATTGGGTCGAATAATGTAAATTGGATGGTACCCCAAGTGGTTTTACCTTTTACAAATCTTTGAACATTGATGTGATTTAAAGGTACTGTTCCTTGTGATACAGTTACAGCTCCTACACCTTTCATAATGTAAGCTGGGAATCCATCTACAAAACAGATAAATCTATTCTTTTGTTTTGGTTCAAATGCTGTGAAAAATATTTCGTTTGGGTTTAATACTGCCATTTTATTTTCTTATTTTATTATAAATATTTATCTTTTTATTTCTTATGCTGGGAAAGTTGCTCCAGTTGGTAATACATTGAAATCTAGTATAATAAATTCAGCTGTTTTAGTTGGTTGTAAGAAAATCTGTCCGATTAACTCATTTCTATCTATAACATCTGGAGTGTTATTACTTTCATCCATTACTACTTTAAAAGCATATAATCCTTGACGTTGTTGTACTGATTCTAAGTATGGGTTTACTTGTGTTAAGAAATTTTGTCTTGTTGCAAGTGTGTTTTGTTCAAATACTAAATTATCAGCAATTTGAGAAATATAATCTTTAAGTACAATTAACAATCTACGTACATTTATTCGGTCTAATGCAGATGCAGCTTTTTGTAATGTCTTTTGACCAAATACTACTACTCCTTGGTTAGGGAAGGTAGCAATTGGGTTAACATTTGCTTCATATAAAGTATCTCTATTAGCAGAAGTTAATTTTCTTTCAGCTCTAACAACTTGCCCCATTCCTCCTCTAGTAATACCCGCTGGTGCGAACCATGGATCACTTGAAGCGTCTGTGAATGCATAGACACCTGGTATGAATGTTGATGCAGGGATATAAACTAATTCACCACTATTTGGGTCAATTGTTTGTAACCAAGGCCAGTATGTAGCTGTATAGCTTGAATCAATCCCACCTGCTTGGGATGTTACTGTTCCAATAGGACTATTATATTTAACTAAATCCATTACATAAATACTATCACCTCGTGCAATTGTATTATTTAATAAGCTAGTACAAGGGGCAGAATAGTCTTGATAATATAAACCAGGAGCTGATATTACATTATATTGATATTCATCTTGGTTTGCTAATAAATTAATTGCGTTTGTATAATCACTACCAGTTAATCCTTGGGTATTATCACTATTAATATTTTGGTAATAATTATTAGCAAAGCCTTCTTTAAAGTTACTACCTTCAGCTCCTCCAAATGCGCCGTATTCAGGGCCTGATCCAGTTTGTGGTAAACTACCTGTAAATTCATTTTTTGCACTACCATCATTATTAAAATAATTAGGTGTTTTAAATCTAACTTCTTTGACTCTTACATAAGAAGATATATTTGGGTTAGAACCCGACTCTTGCAAATATGTACCTGATCCATCAGGTGCTACGATTACGTTTGTAGTAATATCACCAATAGCTTTTGAAATATAATTTGATGCAAATGGGTCTAAAGAAATATTATTATAAGATTCTAATACTACTTTATTATTGTTAGTATCATTACCACGTCTAACAAGTAATGAAAATACACCTGATGATGTGTTTACACTAGCTATTTCCCATCTAATATTATCTGCAGATCCTGAAAGTAAATCAGCGGCTGCAGCAGAACCTGTTTCACCCGCATTATTCATTATCACCCCTTCAGAAATTGTTTCTAATACAAAAGGTGAACCGCCAGTAGTAGGACCCCCAGAACCAGTTTCAATTAATGAACTTGTTGCCGATGTAAATAAATCACCACCACCTGGTACTACTCTAGTTACTAATAAAGATTCACCTCCATTTTGGAAGTATTGATTAGCGGCAATTGAAGTAAGATTAGTATATTGACTCGATCCACTTTGAAGAGCTCCACCAAAAAGTGCTTGGAATGAGCTAAAAGAACTAATTAAAGTTGGTTTTTCTACAGGACCCTTAACCGTTGGACCTATAATAGCCGCACCCCTTACTAAAGGTTGAGCGGTAACGAATGATTGGTCATTTTCTCTTGCTAATACGCCAGGAGATATTAATGTTTCTGCCATCTTATTATATTATTTTAATATTTGTTTTATTATAAATATTAAGAAATCTTTCAAAAAACTATTTTAATAAAGTAAACTCTCCAGTTTCTAAATTGATATTCCCATCTCCATATTGGTCCTGTAGTTTTTTAGCTGTTTTATTTGATTCTTCTTGTAAAGTAGCAAAATTTTCTAAAATTACACTTCTTTGACCTTCTAAAATGGCTTTTTGAACATCTACATTTCCTAATTCAAAGGTAAATTGGTTTTGTTTTTGTTGATAACCTCTAAGAGTTGTTAACTCTTCTTCTGATAACTTAATTGTCTTACTCATAATTTATTGGTGTTTATTGATAAATATTAATTAATTTTTATTAGTTAAATAATTTATTACAGTTTTATATACTTGCTCTACTGTAATGGATTTTTGAGCAATATGTTGTTTTTCTGTACCTTGATATTCTGGATCCCAATTCCAATCTCCGGCATCAAATACATAATGTGGG